TCTATACCACTTTGTGGGTAAAGCTCTGTTAGTAATCGAGCTACACGAACTTCTAGTAACTCTTGGAACTTCTGAGGTGTTTCATCGAGGTCACGTTTATATATGATAGTAGCTTTTTGTGTGCCTTCCCACTCATTGTACTTTTTAGTATCTAAATTTCTAAGAAAAAAGGCATTTCCTATCTTTTGTTTTGTTGTTGGTACATCATTTAGTTCTATACTTAACCAACTAGCTAGGTAACTAATAAGTGAGTTATTTGGAACGACCTCTACGTCTGTCTCTGTATTGAACCACCAACCACGAGCTTGTAACTCCTCATTTGTCTTATTCATTAAGGCATGAGCTTCAGTTGCTATAGATGATTCACTTGTATTAGAAACTGTTTCTTCACCAATAAGTCGTAAGATATTATTTAGAATACCTAGATTTGAAGAGTTAGATTCAGCTCTTGCTGTACGCATAGCTTGTGCATCGTGTAATAATTCTTTCTTTTTGTAAGCAGGTAAGCCATTAAATGTAGTTTCTTGGAAACCCATTATTCGCATTTCAGGTCTATAATCTTTGTAGCTTTTTATCGCACCCCCTGCTGTACCTATAGAAACTCCTTTATTATCATTGTAATTCTTTTCTTCAGTTACCATGAAAGCTGTTTCTTCAGTTAACTTAGTTTTCTGAGCCACTATTAAATCCTTTTCAGCTTCTGTCTTAGCTTCCGTATCTTTAACAAGCTCAGTCTCTGCATCGACTTTTAACTCTTGGGCTGTAATAAGTTTAGTTTCCTCATCGGTCTTTAACTCTTGAGCAGTAATTAACTTAGTTTCTTCGTCAACCTTGAGCTCTTGAGCTGTAAGTAATTCTGTTTCTGCGTCAACTTTAAGCTCCTGAGCAGTAATAAGTTTAGTTTCCTCATCTACTTTAAGTTCCTGAGCAGTTAGTAATTCTGTCTCTGCATCAACCTTGAGTTCTTGTGCTGTTATGAGTTTAGTCTCTTCGTCAGTTTTAAGCTCTTGGGCTGTAAGTAACTCAGTCTCTGCATCTACTTTTAACTCTTGAGCTGTAACGAGTTTAGTCTCTTCGTCAACCTTAAGCTCTTGTGCTGTAAGTAATTCTGTCTCTGCGTCAACTTTAAGTTCTTGAGCTGTTATTAACTTAGTTTCTTCGTCAGTTTTAAGCTCTTGTGCAGTTATAAGTTTAGTCTCTTCATCTACCTTAAGTTCCTGAGCAGTTATTAACTTAGTCTCCTCATCTGTTTTTAATTCTTGAGCAGTAAGAAGTTTTGTTTGCTCCTCTACATTAAGTTTCTCTGCGTCTACCTTGAGTTCCTGAGCAGTAATTAATTTAGATTCTTCAGCTAATTTTTTCTTCTGCTCTATAGTTAGAGTTACTTCTTCTAAAGTCTTTAACTTCTGAGCATCTATTACACCTGTCTCAGATTGTACCTTGAGGTCTTGAGATTGTAATAAGTCAGTCTCTTCTTGTACCTTGAGGTCTTGTGATTGTAATAAATCAATTTCCTCATCTAACTTTGTAGCTTGCTTATCAAGTATAGTTTGCTCTTTTATATTTTGAGATAACTTTAAGTTAGCTAATTTTTCTTCTAAATTACCTTGTAGAAATAGATATTCATCAATACCTAAATTCTTTAATTCAGTTGGATAAGAATTAAAACTTAATAACCCATTAGAGTTTCTAACGTGTTGTTGTTGTAAAGCAGCTAAAGATGCTACCTCTTCTTGATAACTAAATTTAAAATTTTCTTCAGTACCTATTAATCGTGTATGAGCTATCCGAGCAGCTCTAATTGTAATATAACGTCTAGCTTCTTCAGGTATACTAGTATGCCAATTATTAGAAGAATTAGAAGGGTATATAATTATGTTAGCAGTAGGACTAAAAAGAGGAGTAGGACCTCCTGTTGTAAATTGATTAAAATACCATCCTCTACTTTGTACGTCTGTATTAACTTCCTCAATTATATTTAATCCAAGAGATGCTGTAGTTCCTGTTAGTGAATTTACAGGTGCTTCTCCTAGAACGGAAAGTATTATATTTACTGACTCTTGTAGAGTCGTGGGTGTATTCCCTGATGGGTCTTGTATTGTAGGCATAATTATAAATTGTTTTCAGGCTTAATTATTCGTGAACCGACAGTATCTGTTGGATTTAATTCACCTTCGATAAATGAAACTGTATATGTTACGTAACGTGTATTTGTATCTCTGTCTCTTACTACGTTACGTGTCATCTTTAATCCCTCAGGCATTACATGAGATGTACTTTGTTCTTTAGCATCATATTTATCCCATAAGTATCTTAACAGAAGATGATATGCATATCGTACATCACCTGTAGTGTTGTTTAGATTTTGAGTTACAGTCATGTTTGTAAAACCATCGTCTGACATTCTACCATAGCCTACGCCTGTAGTATCACCTACGGCATTTTCTTGATTTAAACTAAGGGTCAGGGTTTCGTAACCATAATTGATAGAAAAGTTATAGTCCTGCCCAAACCAATCTGCAGGGTTGTTAGCTGTTGTTGAATAATTATGTGACATATTAAAAAAGGGAAACCCCCTAGGAATAGACCTAGAGGGTTTCGATTAAGAGTTATTAGTCAACTAAGACTGATACTGCACACTCAGGACGAAGGATACCGTGTCCCATTGCATATTTAGCAACGAACAATGTACCTTGTCTTTCGATTTGGTATTCAGACTCAGTAGCCAAGTCAAGTAATTTGACTGTACCGATTGCTCCTTTAGTACCTGCAATGATACCATAAGTCTCACTACCTGCAGAACCTGTAACAAGTCCTGTGAAGTCAGAGTTATAGCCTTCGCCTGTACCTGAAGTTACATCATTATTGATGCCTGCATTAGAGTCGATATCTGTACCTGTTGTAAGGTTACCTGCATTAGCAATGTCTACCAAGTGGTTAGACTTGAATAAGCTAATACCTGCAACTTGAGGAACGATACCTGAAGCAGTAGCACCTTCGAATGGTGATTTAACATTGAATCCACCAACTACACCTGAAGTAGCACCAAAGCCACCTGTACTAGATACAGCAACATTGTCAGAAGTGATTAACTTGTAGTAAGTAGATGGAGCAAGGATAGCGAAACGTCCTTCTGATGGAGCTTCGTTCTCATCAAGTTTAGCAGCAACTGCATATAAGGAATCAATGATACCTTGAGCTGTTGAGTGGTCTACACCTGATGTGATACGTGAACCTGCAGCAGTAACATTTGCAATGTTAGCAGCAGAAGCTGAAGCAGCAAAAAGAGTCTTCATTGTAGCAATGTCGAAACGTTTAGCTAATGCTTTACCTAACTCGGAAGCATAAATTGAACGAATGTCGTAGTGGTTCTTTAACTCGTCAAGGTTAGCCAAGAAGACAGATGATACAAGCATATCGTCAATGAAGATTTGCTTCTCAGTCTTTTGGATATCTGATAAGTATTTAGAGCTACTACCATCCTGTGTTTCCAAGATAGAGTTACCAACTGTGTGGTAGTTCGCAGAAGCGATACCAGTCACAGGAAATGAAGCAGACTTACCACTAGAAATAGTTCTAAGTGTTTGTAGTCCCTTCATGATTGTTGAGGTCTCGAAAGCTGTTAGAATCTCACCTGAGAAAACTTTCAAGAACAACTCATTCATGTCTGTCCCTGTGGACAGATTTTGACCTACACGTGATGCAGGCGTTGCACTTGTTAATGCCATAGTTTTATTCTCCTATTAAGGGTTAATGTTTAGTTTTATTAGGTGTACTTCTTCTTCGTCAGCTTTAATGTTATCCCTCGCAAGGGGCATTGCTTTACTTGGATTGGTACGGAAAGTTATTTTTTCTTAGGAAATCCTTTTTTCATATTCTCATAGGATTTCTTAGAAACTGTTGAATTCTTTTTACTGCGACTTATTCCTAGTCGTCTACGTCTATTGATATTTTCGTATAAGCTCATATTAGCATCTCCATTTTCTTAGGGCTAGAGCTTTACGTGTAGGTTTGCCATTCTTCCTCATCGGTCCTTTGACACCTCTCATCCTTGCACAGAAGGATTTCTTTCGTCCTGCTCGTTTACCCTTAGGGTTTTTTTCGGTTACAGGTGCTTTTAATTTAGAACCTGTTTTACGATTGTAGTAAGCACGACCTTTTGCACTTAAACCCCCTGAAGGGTTCTTGTGCTCTTTTCTCATGCTCACGCTTAGTTTTTTTCTTTTCATTTAAGAAAGTATTAATAAAAGACATTGCTCGGTCTCTATATCTTTCGAGCCTTATTTGTTTCATATCTTTGATTGGTTGCTCTACTCTTCGCCAAGCACCACCACCACCGTTCCATATAAATAGAAGGTGGTCTACTTTAAGTGTGATACCTTGTGACTGTATGTGTTTAGCGTAGTGAGTTAATACTACTTCAGCAATCTCTTTACTCTTTTGATAATCGAAGCAATCTTTGTGGGTGTAATTTTTACCACTAATACGATTGAAGTCAGCAACCATAATAGGAGTGATTTGATAATAGCCATAAGCTCTCCCATTATCTCCCACAACATTTTTAGGTGAGTTCGGAAGCACTTCCCACAAGGGGATGAGGTGCACGAATTCTTTGAAATATAATGTGGGCAATTCATCAGCTTCTGACCATTGAGCTACCGAAGTAAAAAGAAAGCAAAGCAAGCATACCTTGCCTAACTTCAGGTAGGATAATAAAACCTTGTACTTGTTCATAAATTGTAGTTGAGTTTAAAAGACCTAATAGTCCTTTACTTTCCACTTCTATGGCTACAGGTACGGATGTCAATGCTAGAATAAAAGGAGCTATAACTACAGCAAATAGTATTACTACTGTAATTAGTCTTCTTACCCATATTCCACCTGTTCTGTTAGCTGCAGCATCAGCAGAAGCATCTGAAGCCTTTTGTTTAGCTAATAACATTTTCAATGTTGCTTGCTGTGCTTCTGACTGAGCTGAAAGATATCTCATGATGAAGCCTGTTACTCCACCACCGAGCATTGATAATAATTCTATAGACATGTTAAAATGCGTTTGATACGGCTAATCGTTGTTCAACTTGTTGACGATATGCAGGGTCGTTTTGATAACGAGGGTCTGCCATAGCTTGAGTAACTTGAGCAGCAGAACCGAAAGGTTTAACAGAACTACCTGTAACTGCACCTTGGTTAACGTTAGGTGGTTTTCCACCACTAGATACAAAGCGAGCATAAAGTCCCTGCACAGCCATTTTAGCTTGGTCAATAGTTCCTGCAGTAACAACTTCATCAAAGGCTTCTATTTCTGAGTCAGATAAATTATCACCTGCCCACTCAGTCATCGCTTCGTAGTTTGCTCCACCACCGACCACTTGCTGTACTTCAAGTTCTTGAGAATTAATGAGAGCTTCCTGTCCACGAATATATGCATCAACCATTTCTCTAGGAATGCCAACCTTGGAGAGAGCATTGTAATCTTTGTCAGCAAGCTCGCCCTTTTCTGCAAAGGCATCAGACGCTTTAGCGATGACATCGTTAATACTATTGGTGTCCTCGTTTGTTTCGGTTTCAGCATCACTTTTGTCCTCATCAGATGAAGACTGTTTTTTCTCTAATTCTGCATAAGCATTTGCTAAGTCTTGTTCACTTTCAAACTTCTCAGGTAACCAATCAGGACGAGAATTTTCTTGAGCATTTTCTTTATCCTGTTTCATTGCTTCCTGCATTTCTGCTTGTTTCTCAAGGGAGATATTTTCTTCCTCGGTTTTTTCGTTAATCTGAACTTTTGTTAATTCAGCCATAATTATTGTTCCTCGCTTTGTATTTGTTGTTGTTTAATATTATCAGACACGGCTCTAATTCCTGCAGGACCTAGCTTTTCAGTCATAGCCATTTGTTGGGCTTGTTGTGTTTCGGCTTGGATTTGTTCTGCTGATTTAATTAGACCATCTGTTTTTATGCCAAGAGCTGTTGCTCTACGACTAAAGTATTCACTTACGTTTACGTGTTGAGCTACTGCCTCAGGTCCGACTACTTGTGTAGCACCTGCTAAGAACATGTCGAGCTTTTGTAAATCGTGTCCTCTACCTAACGCTTCTACACCTGTAATGATAACAGGATTAACAATATCTTTAGGTAGCTTAGGTAATGCTTTCTTCTTATTCATTACAGCCATCAATCTATTGACCATAGGCATTTGTAACTCTGTACTTAATAGCGAGTACAACCCACCTAGAGCAGACTCTAACTCTTGAGATAACATACGTATCTCTTCAGCAGTCACACGTTCAGCTTGTCTTACGACACCTGATGTTAATAAGAAAGCATGACCTAATCTATCTTTAATTGTGTTGATTGTTTCTTGTGCAACACGAAAGTCATTAAATTTATTTAACTGTAGTACACTCACATCCTGAGCATTACCTTGAGTAATTGCACCATTAGGGCTTTCAGCTAAAGTACGAGCTCGTGTAGTGCCATTAGGATTTACTAAGAATAATACTTTGGCTGCTGCTGCACTACCTTCAACAATAGATTGTGTTAATGTTTCTAATGATTGTAAATCTCCTAAGTATTCTTCTACATAACCACGACCATAATCTTCACCATCGATACGAGAGAAGCGTAATGGAATGTATGGATTTTTATCTAATGGATAATAACCTTCTGAGTTAGGCAAGCGTACACCATGTATGTCTTGCCACACATGCCATCTGTCACCATCACATCTACATACTGCCGTATATAAATCACAATCTTCATCCCCTGACTTACCTTCGTAGTTAGCACCAATAGCTTCTTTTACGTCAGGTGGTAATGTATTGTAGGCTACAGTTTCTTTTGTAGCGATACTTAAAATGTTACCCATAGGGTCTCGCTCTACTACATATCTATCTAAATGAAATACTCGTAATCCACCTTCGTCAGGTAAATATACTAATGCATTACCTGTAATGATAAGATGTTTAAGTGCTTCGTGAACTCCTACTCGGTAGGTCTCTCTACTGATTTCGTCCATTACAGAATCTTCAACACTTTGTAGTGCTGTCTCAATACCTGTAATCATTTCATCAGGAGCACCTTCAGCTTTGAGATTGTATTTATCGATATTTAATCTAAAGAAAGGGGCATTGGGAGGTAGGAGTGCTAGTAGTAATTTTGAAGCGAGGTTATTCACTCCTCGTGCCCCAATGCCTTGAAATGGGGTATGTAAACGACTATGTGCTCCGAACCCTTCGTCAGTCATTATATATGGTAAAGTAATACGAGATGCTTGTCTTGCTCTTGTAAGGTATGTATAACGTCTACCTTCTAGGGATGTATATAATGACTCTGCTGTGGTGTGCATTATTCTAATTCTATGGTTAATAAATTAACTTCAGTTACAGTTGTTTCATTGTCTGTAAGTGAAATATAGTTTGAAACATCTAATGCCCATTTCCCATCTTCGCAGGGTATAGGGATATTATGGTAACGAGTACCTGTTCCTGTTGTATGATAAGAATATCCTCTAGAAATACCTTCTTGCTCACTACGAGCAAAGCCTTCTTCTTCGGTGTCAAATAATAAGTACATAATTAAACTGCTATATTGTATTCTTGGGAAAGATTGTGTTCTAACGCTGTAATAAGTTTGTTGTTATCCTCACGGAAATAAATAAATTCTGAGATAAAACAATCTGCTCCATCTGTAAATTGATATGTAAATCGTGCTCCCATAGTAAGAGCTCCATGTCTTCCTGCTCCTCTTGTCTTTGGAGGTAGCATATCACTTTTAGTTTGTTCTCGCCTTACAGTTTCACCTTGTTTATTATACCTAAACTTACAAGTTGTAGTAGCGTTAGTAGCGTGGTCTACATTTAATAGAATATTAAGTAATCTTGGTTGGTAGTTATTTGTATCATTTAAAGAGTCATAACTTGCGTTAGCATCTATACCATTAGTACTAGAACCTAATCTAAATCTTTTACCTGCTATTTGTTCGAAATTAAATCCACCATAAGTACCTGTATGATAATCCAAACCAAAACCAAAAATAGTTTTTGACGCTGTGGCGTTCGCTTGAGCAATTAAGAGAAAGTTATGATGCCCCATAAAATTATCTCTAAAGTCAACATCAGTACTATAATTATTAGCAGTAGTTAAAAAAGTAGTTCCAACATCTGTTATCCCTTGTTTAAAATGAATAGCAGGTTTGCCATTAATAGTGTTTAAAGTACCACCTTCTACTAAGAATGGTTGGTGCTCTGCTGAATTACCATCACCTGTAGGAGCATTGTTAGAAGAAGTATCGCCTTGTACTCGATACCCATCAGATTCTAAATGATTTCCTTTACCTGATTGGTCATACCATTTTACTACACGTGCATCTCCACCATCTGCCCAAGAAACAACATCTTTTATTTCTTTGGCACGGAAATCTTTTTCAACTTGATTGGGAGAGTTAGAGTTTTCTCTACGTAATCGAACAACAATGTTCTCACCTTGTTTGTCATTAAGGTCACGTAAACTATAAGCAGCATTAGCGTCCCCAATTACTTTAGATAAAAGGGGTTGCTTTTCGTGTCGTCTGTTATCAACAAAGAGGAAGTCACTATTTCCATCGCCATCTGTTGCACCTAATATTTTTGCACCTACAACAGGGGCTGAACCTGTTTTAATAGACGAACCATCAGAGAAACCTAAAGTTCTTTCCCTTGCTACCCTTTGTCGGTTTATTGACATGGATGTACCGTCTGAGAAACCTAGATTTCTTGGCATAAATTAGTAAGACATGTTAGCACCTGAACCTGCTGAAGAAATATTTACAGAAGGTCTTCGTACAGTTAAGGCTGATGTTCCACTTATTCCTGTACCTTTTTTCTTACGTTTTGTCGCAGCATTTTCTACTTTTACTGCTGTTTTAGTAGGAGGAGGAGGAGCGGCAGGAGGACCTTCTACAGGAGGAATATCAGGGGTTTTTGGCATACACATAATATTATTCTTTCGTTAGAATGTTTTCGTTTTGAATTTCAAATTGATGTTGTAAGAAGTTTACTACGGAGCGTTGTCCTGATTGATAGTCTATTTCTCTAAGGCTATCTTTAGGTGAGTAATCCTTTTTAGGGAAAACTTCATTTAACTCCTTCAGCAAACTACTAGTTACAGTTGGAAAAGAATTTTTCATATTAGTTCTTACCTTTCTTACGTTCAAGCATGCCTAACGCAAGTGTAGAGTAGCCTATTAAGTCTTTGAAGATATCAGCAACCGTATCGCCTTTGGTCTCAAGAGATAACCCTGCGTTACAGAACGCTCTGAGTCGTTGCATTTTATCACCGATACGGAGACTAAGCCCAACAATAGGGTCAATCCCAAAGCCTTCAGCTTCGTCAAAGTTAGCAAAAGGGTTGCTATGTTCTCTCCCTCCTGTGTAGTCATTATTCTTTTTCTTTGTTAACTCTTTTAGTTCTTCGAATGTGTTGTGTTGAAATGAAAACCACCACTCTTTATTATAGAGACGATTGATTTCAGCATCTTGAGGTTGTTGATATATAATTTCATATCCTAACCATTCAGCCAACGCATGTTCAGCTTTAGCTCCTGATGAGTGTGTCCACCCTTGTAACATATAAACTGAATTACAAGTGTTTCTTAACTCATCAATAATAAGACCTTTGATTGTATCTAATGAAATATCATCAGGCATTCTATTCCAATTCCAATCATCAGATAATTTTGTAGGGTCAAACTTCATGTCCCTAGCAATTTGTGCAGGGTTAATTACTTTGTGCCCCATCTCTTTAAATTTATGAGATGCTTTATCAAATGCCTCGAAGTTAAAATATTCGTAGCCTGTCATAGGACCACTTATATAAATTATTTTGTTGGAAGCCATAGTTCTACCTTTCCGTTGTTATAGTTTTGGTTGCGTAAGATGTAAGCCATACGTGCAGAGAGAAGGGCATCATATTCATGCATACCTTTTTTCTCATAAGCATCTACAATAGTTGCCCACGAAGCTCCGTCTTTATCTAATATCTTTTTTGCAGTAACAGGACCGACACCCTTGATACCTTCATAGCCATCAACTTTGTCACCTGTGAGTGTTTGTACTAAATGATTAAAGTTTGCTTCTTCTTCGTTACGAGTAGTTGTTTCCTTAGTTAGGAAATTGTACCAAGTAATAGGAAGGGTAGCGAAATCTTTATCACCACTAACAGCAATGGTTGTGTTAGGGTTACGAGTACACATTATACCAATTACATCATCAGCTTCGAGCCTGTCTATAATGATAGTAGGATGTCGAGCTTGTGTTGCTTGGATAATCGTAGCCAAGCCTAGGGGCTTACGTTTACTTTTACGATTAGATTTATATGTAGGTAGTAATTCATAACGAAAGTTATCAGGTGCAGTATATGCAACATAATAAGTCTCTACGTTAATAGAATTCAAGATACTGTCAATCATATCATCTACATATGCTATGGCTTGACGTGCATCTGTGTGTAAGGTATGGATATCATCATTCCATCGTGTCTCTATCTCGTTAGAGAAAGCAGAACGATAGACTAACATATCTCCATCAATGTATGCTTCTTTCATTTTCTTCTTGGTTTAGGTTTAGGTTTAGTTTTGGTGTATGCTTTTTTAGATACTATGGTCATTGTTCTCATTAGTGATTTGGTTCGATGGTTACTTTGGTTTTATCAAAATCAACTTCTACTTCTGAATAATCATCAGAGCTAACTGCTGATTGTACTTCGCCAAGCGTGTTGGCTGTGACTTGGAATGTCTGTGTTACAATAAATGTGGTTTGCATAGTTAGTGTGTTTCTGCCCAATTATTTCCAATGTTGTACTCGCCATCCAATGGGCATTTGAATTTAAGAGTATTACCTGCTTGTTTAATTGCATCGACAAACGCTTGTCCTAGTTCTTCAGCGTGTGCTTCGTGACAAGAAAACTGAACCTCATCGTGAATGTTAGCGTGAAGAGTGAAGGGACGTTTAGCGAGACTAAGAAACTCAACAAGTGCTTGCTTCATTATGACAGCCCCTGCTGATTGCAATAATAGATTCAACGCTGAGTGCGATGAACGACAAGGTAGCTTACGACCATCGAGACCTATAAGTGTATTAGTCTTCTCAACTTTGTCAGCTACAGCATCCCATAACTTCTGATAAGCAGGAATACTTTGTTTAAATTTTTCTTTAAGTTGTTTACCATCTTTAGCAGTACCTCCAATAATCTTACCTATCTTTGCATCACCTGCACCATAGATAGTTCCATAGATAAATGTCTTAGCATCATCACGAGTGGGTAGTCCTGCTGCTTTCTGATTAACTGTATGAATATCATCTTCTACAATCTTACGACCATAGTCACCATTGTCCCAAGTAGATAAGTAATGAGCAAGGCATCGAAGTTCTAAACCTGATGCATCACAACCTACTAATACTTTACCTGCAGGAGCTTTAAATAATGAACGACATTCTTTACCATAAGGGGCACGTACTGCAGGTACTTGTGCTACATTAGGATTGTTGTGAGAACAACGACCTGATACTGTACCATTAGTATTTACCCTGCCGTGTATAACTCCATCTTTCTCTAACTTGAGCCAAGCCTGATTACCTTCTGCAATCTGACCTAAGCGTTTAGTGAGTAATAAATACTCACATAACTTTAATGCTTCAGGTGTACCTATTTCTTTAAGTACTCCTTCATTGATTGATGGGCGTTTACCTTCATATGCTTTTGGTTTCCAACCACGCTTCATTAAGTGTTCGCAGATTTGGTCACGACTATTAGGATTAAATGGTATCTCTTTTTGTTTTAGCTCACCTTTAAATATCTGACTAGGTGTATACCCCACTTCAAGCATAGATTTCTTAGTAGGGAATTTATCTCCCATACCATTTGTGTACCAATGACTCTTGAGTGTTTCTATCTTAGGTGGAAACATCTCTTGAAACTCTTGGTGTAGCTTCTGTCTTGTTATCATTAAGTCAGCTACAAGTTTCTCTGCCTTATCTACATCAAATGTAAATCCATTATATTCTTGTCTACGCATCTCACGAGCAAACCTATGTTCTAGGTCTAGCATCTGCTGAGATGGTTCACGTTTCATTAAGAACTCATAGAGTTTCTTAGTTACTACTACGTCTTGCACACAGTAGGCTTCAAGTTCAGGAGACCATTGAGACCAATCTTCAGTCTCTCCGTGGCTATCTTTGTGAACTCCAAGTCTTTGTCCCCAAGCCTTCAAGCTATGGGATTTAACATCAGTAGGTTGGTTGGCGAATGTGGCTTGGTATAAATCAGGGTAGATACAACGAGCCATAACAAGAGTGTCATATACTCGTCCGTGTTTGAAGCCGTATAGTTTATTAAGAACAGGATAATCAAATCCTATCGAGTTATGTCCTACAATAGCGTAGGCTTTTTCAAGAAGGTATAACGCTTCTTTAATATTTGATTGTCGGTATTTATATACATTGTCGTCACCATCTATGATAACTAAACTATGTATACACTCGACATCTGACAATCGAGAAAAGTCAGTAAGACCATTAGTCTCTATGTCAAAGTATAATATGTTATTCATTTTGTGTAGGTATTAGTCGTGTGAGTGGGAGTATTATTCCCTTTGATGTGTTGTTGTCCCCACCTCTGACATCAGCTCTTGTTCCCTTAAGGGGTTCAATCATTTCTTTCAGTAATGGTGTTGGATAAAATATGATTAGATTTTCAACGACAAAACAAAAGTAATCAGCTTCTGATTTGGCGATGCCACTAGGTTTTCCTCGTGACATATATTCAACAAATACATTTCCTGTCTTCTTGGCAAGCAAATCTTTTTTGATTTCTATTTTTTTCTTAGAGAGCATTTCACCTATCTCCTTTTCTGCTACTTGACCGACTTCGAGGTCGTATTTGAAGTTTGAACAATATTTCATTTTAGAATGGGTTCTCTCCATCAGGTACATATGTTTCCTCTGTCATAAGACCTGTGTTAGAGTCGTAGATTAAGTTACAGGCAATCCCTGTGTCTCCACTAAATCTGTTCTTCAATACTCGAAGACAGGTTCGGTGTTTGTTATCAGTATCTTGTTGGTTACGTTCTAGTCCAATAACCATATCAGATAATTGAGCGATACCTGCTGAACCACGAAGTTGAGCAAGTGAGGTAGTAGCTCCTTCTTCGTGACCTTTACCCTCAGGTCGTTTCAAATGACTGACAAGTATAAGACCTAGCTTGGTCTCTTCAACTAACGCACGTAGCTTAGTCATTGTATTGTCAATCAATCTACGCTCATCTCCGTCACCCATACCTGAGACCACGATACTCAAGTGGTCTAAAACGATATGAGTGACATCCATAGCTTTCGCCATGTAACGAAGATGACCGATTAAATTATCGCTGTCGAGTGAACCCCAATGGTCGTACAAGAACATACGTCCACTACCAACAGTATTATCAAAAGCATCCTTGTATTGAGGTGTATCTGTAGGTGGGTTAATATGTAACAGCTCACCCATCTCAAGACCAATAATACCGTTTGCAGTTCTCTCCATAGACTCTTCAAGAGCTATGTAACCCATACGAGAATCTGTGGTCTTTAAGATGTGGTGAGCTATTACTTTACACACATGACTTTTACCTATGCCTGAACCTGCACAGAAAGTTACAATCTCTCCCTTACGAATGCCGTGGGTTAGTTCATTCAATCCTAAGAAAGGATAAGGAATAGATTCAAAGTTTTTAGGAGTAGTAAGACGCTCATATAATTCAGCACCATCAATGATGTCATCAGGCTTCCAAGGTTTAGCTTCCCAAAATGCTCTGAGTAATTCATCGCCCCTAGATGCTAGTAACATTTCATTAGCATCCTTGAGTGGTAGTCGAGCAATCTTAGCTTTACCTGCAGGAAGTATATGACAAACTTCTTGTACTGCTTGTCGTCCTACCTCATCCTCGTCAAACATAAGAATTACTGAATCAAATTGATTAAGCCATTCTAGCTGACGTTTAAATATTGTCTTTGCTGATTGAGCACCTGATGGGAGAGAGACACAAGCCCATTTGTTGCCTTGAACTTGTGACATTGTTAAACAATCAATCTCTCCCTCAGTTATACACACCATCTTACCTCCGTTAGGAAATAGATGTTGCCCCATGAAAAAGTTGGGTGTACCTTTTGCACTAAAGTCTTTGTTCTCGAAGCGATACTTCTGAAATACTAAATTCTTATTTAGGTCATAGTAATTAGCTACATGACAAGGTTTACCATTTATCTGCCCTATCTCGTAATTGTATCGTTTACAGGTATCTTCGTGGATACCTCGTGTTGGTATAGGAACTACCTTACCTTTTATAAAACCATTAGCTGATGCAGATTTTACTACATTACCTTTGGCAGGTGTGAAGTCTCCACAACTAAAACATTTGGTTGAGCCATCTTTGTTAATTGTAAGTGCATCGCTTGAGTCGCAGGTAGGGCAGGGTTGGTGTGTAATATGTGATTCTAATGTGTCCATTCTATTGGTATTATCTTGTCGCACCATAGGAAGTCGTGCTTTTCGCACCACTCCATGTATGTGGTTTGACTCTTTTTGCTGAGT